ATAGACCATCACCAAACAAGAAAAAGGCAGATCCAAAAGTAGGGACTGGTAAAAAGCCAAAAGGAAGCGGTAGAAGACTATACACTGACGAAAATCCTAAAGATACAGTTAGCATTAAGTTTGCTACGGTTGCTGACGCTAGAAAAACTATAGCTAAAGTAAAAAGAATAAACAAACCTTACGCTCGTAAAATACAAATATTAACAGTTCTAGAACAAAGAGCAGAGGTTATGGGTAAAATGGAACAAGCAAGACTTGCTAGAGCTGCAAAGAAGCAGTTGAAGGCACAACACGAAAAAAACAAGAAGTAATGGCGTTTAGAATGAAAGGCTTTAAAGCTCACGATATGTTTGATCCTAAGACGGGTGATAAAGTTGTAGCTAAAACTTACCAAGAACATCTAGACCTTGGTAAAAAAGGATATACACACGACTCTCCTAAAAAGAAAGTGAAAGGTGGTGGCACTAAGAAAGTGTGTTTACCGAAAGCTAAGGTCATGAGCATGAGTAAAGAAGAGCGTCAGAAGGTTGTTAGAGCTAAAAGATCTGCTGCTTCAAAGGGTAAATACAAAAGATCAAGTAAGAGCTTTGTTAAAGGTGCTCGTAAGAAAGGAGCTACACTTAGAGACTGGTTTGAAAAAGAAAACTGGGTACAAGTTAGTAACCCTAGTAAAAAGTGCGGTGAGTAAGTGATATTATAACCGTAATAAACTAACTATTAACCATTAAATAAACCAAAATGACGTATTTGTATTACAAAGCAAACAGTACGTGGACCGGTAATCCACAAGTGAATGAATCCACTAAGAAACAATGGGAACACCTAGCCGACAAAAGCAACTGGCGAATAACCCAATTACCTAATGGATATTACCAAACAGAAGTTTCACATCCAGACAAAGATGATAACTGGACTGATGTAACTAGAAGAGAAACGCTTGAAGGTGCGGAGAAAGCTATCGATGGTAGCGTTGAGCATTTCCAAAAGCGATTAGAGGCAACGAAAGGGCCTACTGTTGTAAAGACTTTCGAAAAATAATATTATTTTAATTTAATTTACTACAATGGAATACAATCTCCCAAGCGATATTGTCAAAGATCTCAACTTTGGCGACGAAGCAAAGAACCGCGTCATCTCTGGCGTGAACAAATTAGCAAAAGCAGTAAAATCTACCCTCGGAGCGTCTGGCAAATGTGTTATTTACGAAGATGCTCGAGGTAACCCTGTTATCACTAAAGATGGTGTTACAGTAGCAGAGTCTGTCGTATTGTTTGATCCAGTTGAAAACATCGGAGCAACACTCATCAAAGAAGCTGCGCGTAACACTGTTAAGCAAGCAGGCGATGGCACTACCACAGCTACAGTTCTAGCAGAAGCAATACTTACACATGTATACAAAGCATTGTCAGAATCTACTATTAGAGAGATTAAGCAAGGCTTAGACTCAGGAGTAGATAAAGTTATTGAATACCTAGAGTCTATTAAGATCGATGTAACTGATGAAACGCTAGATCACGTAGCTGCAATTAGCTGCAACAATGATACAGAGCTTGGTAGTATTATATCTGAAGCTTACAAAACCGTAGGCAAAGAAGGTGTAGTGCTAATGGAAAGCTCAGACACAGAGGAAACTTACGTAGAGACCGTAGATGGAGCTCAGTTCGACTGCGGTCTCACCTCTCCCCACTTCATCACTAACACAGACAAACAGAAAGCAGAGCTGGAAAATCCACTCATACTAATATGTATGTCTGAGATACCTAACGTTCGTAAGATACAAAATATTCTTGAGTATGTTATTAAGAACAACCGATCTTTACTAATTGTAGCTCCAGTAAGTCAGCAAGTAAAATCGGCACTGCTTATGAATAAAGTTAAGGGTAACATCAAGGTTAATATAGTTGATCCTCCAGGCTTTGGACCTACAAAGAAAGATACTTGCGAAGATCTAGCGATATTAACAGGTGCTACGCTATTAAACGAAGAGCTCGGTGACGACTTAGACTCTATCACACCGAAAGAGTTAGGTGAAGCTGAATACGCTGAAACAGATAACAAAAATACTGTTATAACATTAGAAGATATGACAGATGGTATTGAAGAACGTATTGACGCTGTTTCTAAGATGGTTTCAGAAGAAAAGAATGGATTTATAAAGAAGAAGCTAGAAGATCGTTTAGCGATGCTCTCTGGAAGCGTAGGTATTATTAGAGTTGGTGCTGGATCCAAAGTAGAGCTAAAAGAAAAGAAAGATCGCGTTGAAGACGCTATATATGCAACTAAAGCGGCACTGAAAGAAGGCATTGTTCCCGGCGGTGGTGTAGCGTTGTTAAACGCCTCTCAAAAAATTCTAACCAACGATGTTGGTGAAAGATTACTTCTTGAAGCTATAACAGCTCCTTTTCATACTATACTAGCAAACGCAGGTATAGCTATCATGGAAGGCACTGTTGACCACGAAGGTTACGGTAAAGACGTGATTACAGGTGAAAGAGTAGAAATGATTAAAGCTGGAGTAATCGACCCCGTACTTGTTACCAAGTCGGCGCTGAAAAACGCAGTTAGCGTTGTGTCAACTATTATTTCAGCTGATTGTGTAATCTCAAACATCCGAGTAAATGAAAGCAGTTAATCACTACGTTGTAATAGACAAGATAAAAGAAACTGAAAAGAAAGTAGGTGGTTTGATCTTGACAGAAGATACTGACAAAGATGTTAGGTATTTTAAAGGTAAAGTTATTTCTATTGGTAACCTAGTAGAAGCTGTAAAAGAGGAGGATGTGGTATGGTACGATCGTCACGCTGGTCACGGAATAGAATATAACGATAAGTTTTATTTTGTTATAAAGGCAAGTGATATTGTACTAGTAGATTAAACATAAACTATAAACCGTAATCCTTAAACAGAAAATCTAAAACAAATTATTTATTAATCATTAAACTATTTAAAAATGAAAGAAGTTTATTTGTACTTTCGTACACAAGCAACCTTAGCTGACGATGATGGATCTGGCGATTCAGTAATGTATCCATTGTCTCACATGTGTGGTATGGTGCCATCTGCTGATGACACTTTGAACATTTATTTTAAGCCATTGATTCCAGTTCAAGCTGATGGACAAGATGGTGCTGTTATCAATAATGACTACATTGTTGTATCATTAAGCGCTGTAAACACACACAAAGCAGTTATGACTGATTTATCAAGATTGTTTGCTGGAGCTGCTAACGGTGGTATTCATGCAGACGGCTTTATTGACGTTGTTGATGACCTTGCTGGTACTCAAGCTGTAGCAGGTATTTCTGGTCTTAGCACTATTTCAACTGCCGCTGCGGTATCTTAATCTTAAATGAGATTAACTAGTCACGATTTACGTGAATTACAAATCCTTAAGTATTACAGGCTCGTTAGAAAATGGGCCTGTAAGACTTACGGGTTAAAAGATGCTGACCTTGAATTACTAATTTACTTAGACTGCAAAGGTCGGTTTACAAGAAATGAATTTATAGACGGAACGTACACTTATTCTTGGGATAAAGAAAGGTGGGAACGTCTGAGAAGAGAAGGCTGGATAGAAGTTTGGCGACATAGAAATCGTACAACGATAAAGTATAGCGTATATAAAACTTCATTTAAATGCAGCCAACTAATAAGTAGAATATACAGAGTATTGCTAGCAGAAGAAGATCTGCCTACTTCAGATAGAAGTGTATTTTACGATAACAAATCATATACTGATAAAGTTTACAATAAGGCTATTGATGATATGATTAAAGACAAGGACAGGTAATGGGTTTTAAACTAGGTAAGTCAAAAGGATTACGAGCTCAAGGTGGAAACATTAAATCTAAATTTAAGTTTCGATCTGGAGATGAAGTCGCGCCTGGAACTCCTGTCTACAAAAAGAAACTAGAAGATGGCGTTTTAGCCGAGGCTAACATGGATGGTTCTATATTAGTAAACAAAGACTACGACATCAACAGTCCGATGATGAAGTATACGATGAACCACGAAATGCAACACATCACAAAAATTAAAACAGGAGAAGAGACGTACGATGATAAAGCTGTTTACTTTCAAGGTCAAGTATGGCCAAGAGGTAACGGTTATGTAACAGATCCTAGAACTGGTAAAAAATACAAAGAAGGCGATAAAGAGTTGCCTTGGGAAGCAAACAAGATATGATAAACAATTTAATAGGTGGACTTTTTGGCAAAGTAGTAGAAAATGCAGAAGGAATACTTGACAAAGTTATTACTACAGACAAAGAACGCGATGAAGCTAAGCTTGCTCTTAAAAAACTACTTCTTGATGCAGAGCGTGAAGCATTTGCAAAAGAAGTTGAAGATAGAAAGAGTGCGAGAGATATGTATAAGGATGATGCTATTATTCAAAAAGTTTTAGCAACACTGTTTACTATAGCTTACTTTGGTATCACTTATGTTATGTTTAACTATTTTGTTACAGAAAGCTTAGAATTAGGAGAGTTTGAGATTAGTTTCATCTCTACAATATTTGGCGCTATGAGCGCTAAAGTAAATACAATAATAGACTTCTTCTTCGGTGGAAGTTCAAAGAAAAACGAACAATCAAATAAATAATAAAATGGGACAAAATTCAACAGATGTAGCTTACGCTTTCGGTCAACTAGGTAGTGGATTTAGCGACGAAGCAGTTCAGGTAACACCTCCAACTGGAAAAGTTATAGTTGCTATTACTTTCTTAGAAGATACAGTTTTATCAACACTAGTAGCTGACACAGATGTAACCGACACAGCTTACTTTAGTCACACGACAGCTGTAGCTAATAACGGTGGTGGTGCAGCAGAAACTGACGCTGCAACTCTTTTTCCAAAAGGGTTAACTATATACGGAAGATGGAAAAGCTTTACGCCACCAACTTCTGCGACTGGAGGAGTAATATTCTATTTCGGATATTAAATGTTAGGTATAGGTAACGATTTAGTACGTAGCTCTTTCGTTGGAGGAGAGTTTAGTCTAGACGGCTTGAATGGCTTAGTTGCTTGGTATAAGTTCGACACAGGTCAAACTATAACAGAGAGTGACACTGTTTCTGCCTGGGACAACGCTGAAGGAACAGCTGGACTTGATCTACAGCAAATAACAGCGGCTAAACAACCTGCTTACAATAGTGGTAGAGTTACATTTGATGAGACAGATGATTTCATGAAGACCACTAGTATAGACAATACTTTACTTACCGACAACTTCACTATATTTGCAGCTATAAAAACTCATAGCACAGCTACAGCCAATCAAACGCTTTGGAGCGGTAGTTTAGATGGTGATGGTAAGAACTTTTTTAGATACGATGGTACCTTGTGGAGGTTTAGACCTAGAGCGGGTGCTGGCAGCCAAGCTACAATAACTCACTCTTTAACTAATAACGAGTTGTTTTTATTAACTATAGTTGGAACTCCCAGCGGCTCAACAATAAATGTAGCTGTAAGAGACAACGGAAGTGCTATAGGTAACGCAGATTGCCCCACCGCCGCCAACTCTAACGTGTTTAACTTTGATAGAATAGGTGATCACAACGAAACAGGTCAACTTTGGGATGGTGAAATAAATGAGTTTGTTGTATTTAATCAAACTTTGACAGGTAACGATTTAACAAACGCCGAAGCTGACGTAATGGAAAGAAATAATATATCGTAATGTACTATAAAGGAACAAAATCAGAGTGTCAAGCTTTGCTTGCTAAAATGGATGCAAAGTATGGTTATCCTAACGCTCAAGACAAGACAGATACTACTAGCTACATACTAGAAGAAACTGGAGTTGATTACTGCTTATTGTATGTAACAGATGACTATAGACAGTATCTAACTACAGCTGAGAATAATAGAACCATAAGCGATTTGCCGGACGCTTTTATCTGGCGAGAATAATATTAATTTAATTAAATAAAATCATGGCAAAAAGAAAAACACCAAAAGTCAAAACTGTTGACTTAAAACCTAAAGCAGAAAAAATTACAGATCAGCAACTTGAGAGACTTCAGAAAGCTGCGCAAGGCATCAACAAGATGCAAAATGAAATAGGAGCTTTAGAAACTCGCAAACACTCACTACTTCACATGGTTGCTACAATGCAAGACGTATTAGAAGAGTTAAGAACTGAGTTTAAAAAAGATTACGGAACTGACGATGTTAATATCGTAGATGGAACAATTAAATATAATGAAAATGGAATCAACGAAACTAATCCGCAAGATAACGATAGGTAAAGACTACAAGATAGATTCTATGCATTACTCTGTAGGCCAAGAGGTCTACGGAGGGCATACAATCTGCAACATAATTGAAGAAGAAGAAAAGTATTCTATATACATTAAGAAAAGAAATGATGTGTTACCTTGGAAAGACTTCAATAAAAATATGGCTATTTCAGTAGAATATAATCTTCAATACTAATGAAAAGCCCTTACAACTTTGTTATAGAACCTGTTGGCCAAAGATACAACAATAGCAAGAAGGTTGGAGATAAAGATCTAATACTAAACACTGAGATATTTAATCATGAGTACGTTAACCGTGAAGCTGTTGTGCGTAGCTGTCCTATTCATATTTCTACATCTATCAAGCAAGGAAGCAGAGTAATAGTTCACCACAACGTGTTTAGACGTTGGTATGATGTTAGAGGCGTAGAAAGAAATAGTAAAGCTTGGTTTGGTGATAACAAATACATAGTTTCAGCAGATCAAATATTTTTGCATGACGACGGTAGTGGTTGGAAAGCTGTAGATGGATTTACCTTCGTACAGCCTATGCAGTCAAGTGAAAAGATAAATACTGGTGAAAAAGAAGATCCAACTAAAGGTGTTGTGGTTTATAACGACGGTACTTATGATAACGGTGAGGTCGTAAGCTTCACTCCTTTTTCAAAGTACGAGTTTGTTGTGGATGGTAAAAGACTTTATAGAGTTTATAATAAATTTATTACAATTAAATATGGACGTCAAAGAAACGAAGAAGCTTATAATCCAAGCTGGGCGTAAGGCTGTTGATGAGCTAATAAAAGTAGCTGAAGAAAAAATCATCACTAATACAGAAGATGATGTATCAGCTGATAGATTGAAAAACGCTGCTGCTACTAAAAAGCTAGCTATATTCGACGCTTTTGAAATATTAAATAGAATACAAGAAGAAGAAAATATACTAGAAGGTAAAACTACAGAAGACAAGAAAGAAAGAGTGTTTAAAGGATTTGCTGAAGGTAGATCAAAATAAAAAGAGCTATGGGCATTAATTCACATCAATTAAATTATCACTTAGAGACTTCTAAAGGTCTTTATCCAAAACATGAAGCTATATATAAGTTTGGTTTTAACCCAGTGGTTAATACTACAGAAGAGCTTGTTTGGTATCATAGCGGTCCGTACGTTTATCCTAATCAAAACGGTCAGAAAATATACATTAGTTCTACAGACGCTAACGATACTGCTGCTGGTACTGGAGCTAGAACAGTTCAAGTACAAGGTTTAGACGCTAACTACGATCAAGTAGAAGAAACATTAAGTTTAGCAGGTCAAGCGCAAGTTGAATCTTCGTTGGATTACATAAGAATACATAGGGTTAGAGTTGATTCAACAGGAACTTCTAATGACTCTGAAGGAACTATATATGTAGCAGATTCTGGATCTAGCGCTGGTGTTCCAACTGGAAACGTTTACGCTAACCTAGGTGGTGGTAATCAGTCGCTGTTAGCTTTATACACTGTGCCTAGAAATCACACGTTATATTTAGACGATGTTAACTTCGGCGCTGGTATATCCACTGGTAATGTATTTGCTACTGTTAGGTTTAATATTCGATCATTCACAGAAGGCGAAAATGATGCTTTCAGAACCGTATACATAAACACTGTTCAAAGTGCTTCGCTTGTATATAAGTTTGAATATCCTCTAGCTTTACCTGAAAAAACAGATATTCAGATGACAGCGCAAATAAGTAGTAATACTAATTCTGCAATATCAGCATCTTTTCAAGGTGTACTTGTTGACGAGACAGATAGATATATTTTAACAGATACCAGAAGACACGTTCATTAATGTACGAACAGACTCTATATAAAGTAATTGAGCCTATAAAGCTTACTACTATAAATAGACTAAACAAGTCTAGAAAGTGGGAGTACGGCTATAACAAAGAACATGATGTTGTAGTTATATCTCGAACTGGTATGATCGGTGATATATACGAAATACAAGGTTTAAAAATAGCTTTACCTAAACAACCTAAAAAAGTTTTTAAACATGAAAAGAATAAGTGGGTTAGATTCGATTATCCAAAAGAGTTAGGTAAATTAAAAAGTATATTTGACTGGAGAGACTATCCAGAGGAAAGCAAAGAACAGTGGTTTGATTATATAGATGAAGAGTTTAAACGCCGTGATGAAGGTTTTTGGTTTACCAACGATGGAAAAGCTACTTACATAACAGGAAGCTTATATATGTATTTACAATGGAGTAAGATAGACGTTGGTGCTCCAGACTTCCGTGAAGCAAATAGATTATTCTTTATATTCTGGGAAGCTTGCAAAGCAGACAAAAGGTGTTATGGTATGTGCTACCTTAAGAACAGACGTTCAGGTTTTTCGTTTATGTCTTCAGCTGAAACAGTTAATCAAGCAACTTTATCTAGCGATGCTAGGTTTGGTATATTATCTAAAACAGGATCAGATGCTAAAAAAATGTTTACCGACAAGGTGGTACCAATATCTATTAACTATCCGTTCTTCTTCAAACCCATCCAGGATGGTATGGACAGACCTAAGTCTGAGCTTGCTTATAGGGTTCCTGCAACTAAGCTTACGCGTAGAAAAATTACTTCAAAGGAAAAGCAAGAGGAGTTGGTTGGACTTGACACTACTATTGACTGGAAAAATACTGGAGACAACAGCTACGATGGTGAAAAGCTCGATTTATTAGTGCACGATGAAAGTGGTAAGTGGGAAAAACCCGACAACATACTTAACAACTGGCGAGTAACAAAAACTTGTTTGAGGTTGGGTAGTAGAATTATAGGTAAGTGTATGATGGGCTCAACGAGTAATGCGCTTGATAAAGGTGGTGAAAACTTTAAAAAATTATATAACGACAGCGATGTCACAAAAAGAAATAGAAATGGTCAAACACGTTCTGGTTTATATGCTTTGTTTATCCCAATGGAATGGAACTATGAAGGATTTATTGATGAGTTTGGACGACCCGTATTCAATACCCCAGGACGAGAGTGTTATGGACCTCACGGTGAATTAATAGAGATAGGTGTAGTTGATCACTGGGAAAACGAAGCAGATGGTCTTAAAGACGATCAAGATGCTTTAAATGAATTTTACAGACAGTTTCCACGAACTGAAGAGCATGCGTTTAGAGATGAAACTAAAAATAGTCTATTTAATCTTGTAAAAATATACGAGCAAATAGATTATAACGAAGGTATTAGAAACTCTGCAGCAGTGACTACAGGAAACTTCCAGTGGGTGAATGGCGTGAAAGATACTCAAGTAGTATTTAATCCAGATCCCAACGGTAGGTTTAATATTAGTTGGGTTCCGGATAGAAAACTTCAAAATAGAGTGATATTAAAAAATGGAGTAAAACATCCAGGTAACGAACACGTAGGCGCTTTCGGCTGTGATAGCTATGATATTAGTGGCACAGTAGATGGTAAAGGATCTAAAGGTGCGTTACACGGACTTACTAAGTTTTCTATGGAAAACGCTCCAGCTAATACGTTTTTTTTAGAGTATTTAGCAAGACCACAAACCGCCGAAATATTTTTTGAAGACGTGCTGATGTCTTTAGTATTTTATGGTATGCCATTACTCGCTGAGAACAATAAGCCAAGATTGCTCTACTATTTAAAACGTAGAGGCTACAGAGCTTTTAGCATGAACAGACCAGATAAAGTTTGGAACAAATTATCGATAGCAGAGCGCGAAGTGGGAGGTATCCCTAACTCGAGTGAGGATATAAAACAAGCCCACGCTGCTGCTATTGAGATGTATATTAACGATCACGTTGGAATGATGGAAGATGGGAACTATGGTAATGTTTATTTCAACGATACGTTAAACGATTGGGCTAAGTTCGATATAAATAAAAGAACTAAGTTTGATGCATCTATAAGCTCGGGTTTAGCTGTGATGGCGTGTAATAGACATTTGTACACACCTGTAGCTAGTAAAGAAAGAAAAAAATTAAATATACGTATTGCTAAGTATAACAACTCTGGTGGTATGTCGCAAATAATTAAAAGGTAAATATGGCTTATTCAGGTACTTATAAATCTTTTCCTAGTCAAACGGTTAGTGACTTAGAAAAACTAAGCTACGATTACGGACTCGAAGTAGCGAAAGCTATACAGCACGAGTGGTTTGAGTTTGATTCTAACAGAAGCAATAATAGATATAGAGATCAACAGGCAAACTTTCACAGGCTTAGACTTTACGCTAGAGGAGAGCAATCGATACAGAAGTATAAAGATGAATTATCTATAGATGGAGATTTATCTTATTTAAATTTAGACTGGAAGCCTGTACCTATCGTATCTAAGTTCGTTGATATAGTCGTCAACGGCATGGCTGACAAAGATTACGAAATAAAAGCTTACTCTCAAGATCCATACGGAGTTTCTAAAAGAACTGAATATATGGAATCTATTATGAGAGATATGAATACTAAACAGTTTAACGATCAGATAGGACAAGTATTCGGTATTAACATGTACGAAAACGATAAAGACTCTTTGCCAGCAGACAAAGAAGAATTAGCGTTACACATGCAATTAAGCTATAAGCAAGAGGTTGAATTAGCTGAAGAGCAAGCTATAAATGTTTTAATGCGTGGTAGTAAGTACGATCTTATTAAAAAGAGATTTTACTACGACTTAACCGTGCTAGGTATTGGTGCTACAAAAACTTCTTTTAATACTTCAGAAGGAGCTATAGTAGAATACGTAGATCCAGCAGACTTGGTATATTCTTACACTGAGTCACCTTACTTCGATGACTTGTACTACGTTGGAGAAGTTAAAGAAATACCTATCAATGAGCTTGTAAAACAGTTTCCTCACCTACAGCAAGAAGATCTAGAAGAAATACAAAAAACTAATGGTCTTTACAGAAGTAACTATTCTCACGGAGATAGAGCTAAAGTAGATAATAATATAATATCTGTTTTATACTTCAACTACAAAACCTATATGAACGAGGTTTATAAGATGAAAGAAACAGGTACAGGTGGTGAAAAAGCTATACCAAGAGATGACACATTTAATCCTCCAGCTGATATGGAAGGAAACTTTGCTAAGCTTCAAAGATCTGTAGAGTGCTTGTACGAAGGCGCTATGATATTAGGTACAGAAAAGCTTTTAAAGTGGGAGATGTCTAAAAACATGATGAGACCTAAAAGTGATTTCACTAAGGTTAAAATGAACTATGCTATAGTAGCTCCAAGAATGTATAACGGTAGAATCGAAAGCTTAGTAAATCGTATGACTACTTTTGCAGATATGATCCAGCTTACGCATTTGAAGCTACAGCAAGTTATGTCACGCATGGTGCCTGATGGTGTTTATCTAGACGCTGACGGTTTAGCAGAAATAGATTTAGGCAACGGTACAAACTACAATCCACAAGAAGCATTAAACATGTTCTTTCAAACAGGTAGTGTTATTGGTAGATCATTCACGCAAGAAGGCGATATGAATCCAGGTAAAGTACCTATTCAAGAGATTACATCTGGATCTGGCGGTAACAAGATGCAAGCATTGATAGGTAACTACAATTACTATCTGCAGATGATACGCGACGTGACCGGATTAAACGAAGCTAGAGATGGTAGTACGCCTGATAAAAATGCTTTAGTAGGTTTGCAGAAGCTAGCTGCTCAAAACTCAAACACTGCCACTAGACATATACTACAAGCTGGTATGTATTTAACAGTAGAAACAGCAGAGTCGCTTTCTCTTAGAATATCTGACATTATAGAGTATTCACCTACCGCAGAAGCTTTTATTCATGCTATAGGTGCTCATAATGCAGCCACACTAGACGAGATGTCAGAGTTACACTTATATGACTTTGGTATATTTTTAGAGTTAGCTCCAGATGAAGAGGAAAAAGCGAAGCTAGAAAACAACATTCAAGTAGCATTATCAAAAGAGAATATAAACTTAGAAGATGCTATTGATATTAGAGAGATTAGAAACGTTAGACTAGCTAATCAATTGTTAAAAATTAGACGTAAAAAGAAAGCTGAGCAAGATAGAATTATACAGCAGCAGAATATTCAGATGCAAACACAGTCTAACACTCAGGCTGCTCAAGCTAAAGCTCAAGCTGAAGCTCAGAAAGAACAAGTTATTGCTCAAACTAAAATACAGTTAGCACAAGCACAAGCTCAGCTTGATACTCAAGCAAAAACACAAGAAGCTAATTTAAAGAAGCAATTAATGGAATATGAGTTTCAATTAAACATGAAGTTAAGAGAAATGGAAGTTGAAGCTTTGAAGTCAAGAGAAAAAACCAAAGAAGATCGTAAAGACGAAAGAACAAAGATACAAGCTTCACAGCAAAGTGAACTTATAGATCAAAGAAAATCAGGTGGTTCACCTAAAAAGTTTGAATCTGCCGGTAATGATATACTCGGAGGTGGATTTAACTTAGGTGGATTTGAACCTAGATAATACACTTAATTTTTTATATTTTATATTATGGAACAAGAATTAGAAAACGTTGAAGAGACTCAACAAACAGATGAAAGTAAATTTGAATCTGCAGGAGATGATTCAGTCATTAAAGTAGATTTAAGTAAACCAGTAACACAAGAAGACGATGCCACTACAGAGCAAAGCACAGATGAGGTATCTGTTCGCGACGAATCCGAAACTAGCGAAGAAGTTCGTGAAGAAAACGTCGAAGCAGCAGTTGAAGAAGTTACCGGAGAAGAAGAGTCCGAACAAGTTCAAGATGATACACCCACTCTCGAGGAAGTAACAGAAGAAGAAGTTGAAGAGGTTGTAGAGCAAGTAGAAGAAGCTATAGCTGAAGCAGAAGCTACTGGTGAGCCGTTACCAGAGAATATTCAGAAGTTAGTAGACTTCATGAACGAGACTGGCGGTGATATTGAAGACTATGTTAGATTAAACCAAGATTATAACGAAATGGATAATCTAACAGCTTTAGAAGAATACTATAAAGTTACAAAGCCTCATCTAACAGCTGAAGAGCGATCTTTTTTAATGGAAGAAACTTTTAGTATTGATGAAGAGCTTGAAGACGAAAGAGAGATTAGAAAAAAGAAAATAGCCTTAAAAGAGCAAGTTGCTGAGGCTAAAGCCTACTTAGACGGGCAAAAGTCTAAATATTACGAAGAGATTAAAGCTGGAAGCAAGCTAACTAGTGAGCAGCAGAAAGCAATCGATTTCTTTAATCGCTACAACAAAGAGTCTGAAGAGACTCAAGCGAAAGCAAAAGCAGCTAAGTCTGTGTTTGACAAAAAAACTGAAAACTTATTCAACGACAAGTTCAAAGGTTTTGAATACGAAGTCGGAGAAAAAAAGTATAGGTTTAACGTCAACAACGCTGATAAAGTGAAGCAAACTCAAAGCGATATTAACAACTTCATAGGAAAGTTTCTAAATGAAGATGGTACAATAGGAGATGCTAAGGGTTATCACAAGGCACTATACTCAGCTATGAACGCGGATGCTATTGCAAAACACTTCTACGAGCAAGGTAAAGCTGACGCTTTGAAAGATAGCGTAGCTAAAGCTAAGAACGTAGATATGAAGCCTAATCAAGTTCATAAGAACATTGATGTTGGTGGATTAAAGTTTAAAGTTTTAGGAGATGATTCTAACGACTTTAAATTTAAAATTAGAAAAAAGAAATAATTTTTTAACGCTTAAATTTATTTAAAATGGCAATTACAAGTGCGAGTGGTATTGATGCTGCTCCTAGAAAACAGACGCTTGCCTCTAACTACGTAGACTTTACTTCAAGTGCTACAGAAGGATGGGCACAGCAGTATTTACCAGATCTTATGGAAAAAGAAGCTGAGATCTACGGTAAGAGAACAATTTCAGGCTTCTTAGCTCAAGTAGGTGCTGAAGAGCCATCTGCTTCTGACCGTGTTGTATGGTCTGAGCAAGGTCGTCTTCACCTAGCCTACACAGCTACTAACGCTGATGTTTCTGCAAACGTGTTTACTATTGTAAACGATGTTGATGGAAACACTGTTGGTGCTGATCACGGTATTCGTGTTGGTGACACAGTATTAATTAGCCAGTCTAACGCTACTATCAGAGGTTATGTATCTGTAAGAACTGCAGGCGCTGCTACCATTACAGTTTTACCTTACAACGAAGCTGACTGCGACCTTGCAGGTTTAACTGACGGCCAAGATTTTAGAATCTTAGTATTCGGATCTGAATTTGCTAAAGGCGCTGATGCAAGATCTTCTGCTAACGAGCCTAAGTTCAAGTCTCACTCTAACAAGCACATCATCTTAAAAGATTACTACGAAGTATCAGGATCTGACGCTTCTGCAATCGGTTGGGTTGAAGTAGCTGGTGAAGAAGGACAAAACGGTTTCTTATGGTACTTAAAAGCTGAAGGTGATACACGTGCGCGTTTCGCTGATTACTTAGAGATGTCTATGATGGAATCTGAGTTAACAGTTGCTGACGCTGGTGCTATCACTGGTACAGACCAAGGTGCTAACGGTTCTGGTACTGAAGGTTTATTCAAAGCTATCGAAACTAGAGGTCACCAAACTTCTGGTATTTCTGGTGTTAACGCTGCTACTGACTTAGCTGAATTTGATGCTATCTTAGCTGTATTTGATCAGAACGGTGCTATTGAAGAAAACATGATGTTCTTGAACAGAGGTACTTCTCTAGCTATCGATGATATGTTAGCTTCTATGAACTCTTACGGTGCTGGTGGTACTTCTTACGGAGTATTTGAGCAAGACGAAGATATGGCGTTGAACTTAGGATTCTCTGGATTCCGTCGTGGTTCATACGACTTCTACAAGTCTGACTTTAAATACTTGAACGACAAAGGTACTCGTGGAGCTCTTAACGATACTACAACTAACATTCGTGGTGTTGTTATCCCTGCTGGTGTATCTTCAGTATACGATGAAATGTTAGGTCGTAACATGAAGCGTCCTTTCCTACACGTACGTTACCGTCAGTCTCAGACTGAGTCTCGTAAAATGAAGACTTGGGTTACTGGATCTGTTGGAGCTATGACTTCAGGAAAAGATACTA